CCCTTGCGAGGTACTGTATCTTTATCGTGTTCCTGAGGGATATAAAGTCCTCCTTTGGTTTTGGTATCTGCAGTTACTACCGGTGATACAATAAGTACTCGACTTCCTGTGGGAGTTCCTAAACCGTTCAGTTTCTCATTCAACTCCCTTGCTTCTTTGACCGAAATAAGGTCTAACTCAATTCTTGACATAGTTACTGTTGTTTACGTAAGTTTGCTGATACAGTTCTTAAAATATTCTCTCGTGATTCGTAAGCTTTACATATACTTATCATTTTACTCGCATTGTACTCAGCCTTCATATATCTTTTCAATGCTCCCTGATAAGCTTGGTTGTTCTCTGCTTTATGAGCTGCTGCGTCATTGTTTACATTACCTGATTCTTTATAGTAAAGCCATGCCTTACTATAAGCCTGGTCTTTTGCCTTTTCAAGTTTATCCCTTTTATATATAAGCCTATCCCTTACCATCACCAATAGAGCATAATTAGATGGACTTCTACGTAAAGACTGATTGACCAGGTTCTCATCAATCATGAGTTCCTGGTCTAAATCAATCTCATAGGTTTTCCCTTGAAATAGAATCTTTAGTGTGTTTTTCTTAATCTGGGATAGACGTACTATCTTTTGCCTTTTTTCCATATAACACCTCTTTCACTGAAGTATTTATACATGGTCATAATGCTTATTCCATATTTGACCTTTATCTGTAGGTTACTCATACCACTCTCATAATCTTCTATCATCTTATTTATAGACTCCTCACTCAACTTAGGGCTTGGTATATTAAATCTACCGTCTCTTATACATTGTTGAGTATTCTCTTGGTTAGTACACCAATATAGATTTTCTACTTTATTATTTTCTCGATTATTATCCTTATGACCTACACATGGTTTATTATCTGGGTTTGGAATGTAGATTAAAGCTACCAACCTATGTATATTAAACGTATACTTAATCCCCTTATTATTTCTTAGGCTTACTATCAAGTAACCATTGTTCTTCTTTCTCTTAGCCATTTTCCTCCAAGTAACTCTATCTCTATACTTAGAGTACACATTACCTTCTCGAGTAACATGGTAACAATCAAAATCTGGTATATTACCTTTCATACATTCTCTTCCTAAACTCTCTCTTATTTTTCTCTATCTCTTCTGGATATAACTTAGGATAATCTTCTATTTCAATACCTTTGAACTTACGATGTTCCTCTAAGTACTCATCAGGATTAAAATCTGGTTCAAGCATTTTCCTATAATCATATCCAGGAATAAAAGGTAGTTCCTCTGCCATAGAACGCCCGATAACGAAGTCCATTGACATACTTACGTCGTCTATCTGGAAGTTGAAGTATTCTTTAGTATTTGGGTTACGGCAAGTTTCCCAAATCTCGTATACTACCCAGGTATTTATATATTCGGGACTTACCAAGTAATAGGTAGCATCATGAACATTACAAGTCTCTTGCATAAATGGTAACTTACCTTGCCTCATTTTCCAATAGTTTAGGATTGAAGCGAATAAGTTCATATCTGATGCAGCTGATTGACATGGCATATTAACTGATAATCGTACTGCGTATGCAGCTTCTTGCTCATTATCAGAATATACTTGAGGTAATCTTCTTTTCCTACCAAACAGAGATTTAATATATCCATGTCTTACCAATACTTTCTCTTGGTTAATCATGAACTTCTTAATCTTTGGGTGCTCTTGGAAAAACTCGTTCAGCTGTTGTTTAGCTTCATCTGGAGTTACGATAATACCAGCTTTTGGGTCAGATAGTTTAACTGCAAGCAGTTTCTTCTGAATACCATATATAATACCGAAACATATCTGCTTTGCCTGCTTCCTTCGATTTTTCCAAAGCTTATAATCGGGATGTTGTTCATCGCTATAAGCTTTGTTTGCTTCCTCGTATGATACCCCATATTTGTTTGCTGCAATAGCAAGGTGAGGGTCCTGACCCTTGGCAAATGCCTCAAGATAAGTCTCATCTCCTGAAAGGTGTGCCATGATTCTTAACTCTGCCTGAGAGTAGTCAAGTGCCATGTATAGTTTCCCCTTTGGAGCTACTAACTGTTTCTTAATATTAGCATCTACTGAAGTTTTTGGTATCTGCTGTAGATTGGGTTCAGAACTACTCAGTCGTCCTGATGTAGTACCAATGATTTTGAATTGACCGTGAATCCTATCATCATCCTGTACCTTATCATGCCACCCCTCTATATATGTTGTATACATTTTCTTTAACCCTCTCAACTCAAGAAGGTTATCCAGGAATATTGCTTTTGGACTTTCTGGGTCTTTAACCGTTAACCGAAGTTCTACCAACGTATCCTCATCAGTACTTGGCTTATCAGTATCACGATTTGTTTTCTTATCCTTTGTGTATTTTATTATCGGAAAGTTAAATCCCTTTTTAGAATATAATAACAAAGGTAAGTCAATAGGACTCCCTAAGTTTACTTCTCGGGTTAATTCCAATTCCTTTTTAGTAGTGAATACACCTGCTCGGATGTTAGATATTTTTTGTTCCCTGCTTGCTATTTTACGGGCATCCTTCGGATCATTATAATCTAAATCCTCAAGTTCACTTTCAATAGATGCAAGATATTTGCTTATTCTTTCTTGGACAAGCCATCTAGAGAATTTTTTCACTCGAGGAAGATTCAAGCAATTAGAAGTTGCTTGGTCAATCTTTGGTTTATAAGATTCAAGTAATTCCTGATTGAACTTCCTATCGAGATATAATCCTGTTTTCTCGGCATGTTGCAATACCCGTGAAGCAGGCATAATCAAATGCCTGAATAATGGATACATACCAACCTCTATCAGCTTGCTTTCAAAGAACATAGCTAACCTAAGAGTGTAATCGGTATCCTGACAACCATACTTGCATAATGGTTCTAAAGGTTTCTTATCCCATGATATCTTGTCGAATTTATCTGACTTCTCGTAATCCCCATGTTCTGGTAGATACCTTCTAACCATGGACTTCAAGTCATTAGGTTTCTCTTCGTTCAGAAGGTACTTCATAAGCATACCGTCTAGAACTGTACCCCTAACATATATTCCAAACAACTCAAATATCTGAAGGTCAAACTTCAGATTCCATCCTACTTTAGTTATATTAGGATTCTCAACCACTTTCCTACCAAAATACTTTAACCAACGTTTCCAACGAGGGTTTTTATATTCATGATGACATAGTGGAATTGATACACCAGAACCAACTTGAAAGGTTATGGATAAGATGGTTGGTTTGAAGGTTTTATTATAAATACCCTCTGCGTTTGTCTCGAAGTCGACGGAAGCTATACCTGTTTTCAAACAGGCTTTCACAAGCCGCTTGACTTGTGAGAAACTCTTTATTATAGCATATCTTGACTCCATGTGTTAATAGAATTTATTATATTACTTGTAGTATGCAATAGTTCTTTAGTAGACCATATCTCTTAGTTATCTCTTCATCTTGTTCTACAAGAAAGACAGTACACTTTTCACAATGTACTGTCTTCCATTTTATTCTACCTTAATTTTAGCCCTTAATTCTTTAGCCTTGTTAAGATACCAACGTTCCTTTTGTAAATCCTGTTCTATTGAGTTATCTGGTTTAGTACCAACCCTCATGCGATATTTGAAAGCTGTCATTTCACAGAAGGTTATTGTTGCTTCCGTTCCATAAATTGCTTCCATCATATCTATCACTTCCACACTATAATAATTATAGTGTTTTGGGTGATTTACATGTTCATATCTATCGGCCATAACTACTGATTGATAAATTCATCAAAGAATGGTAATTCCTGAATCATCTTACAAAATGACCCCCAATCCTCTCTCAAGCGATGGTCTTTCCTCTGGTGGTATATATTCCGTAGTTGCATATAGTTTGTACTTACCCTCATGAATAACTCTATTCCGAGAGGGCAGTTACTTAACAGCTTGATGCGATTCTCATAGCTGGGGTCCTCAATGAACTTATTGGCCAAGTCCTGAACTATAGCTATGACCTCTGGAGTTACATACTTGTTAAAAGATTCCTTCTTTACAATTTCACCAAGTTGGTGCATCTTTGAAGATGAGGTTACAATGTCTATCCAATGATATCGTTGTAACTCGGGTGAAAAGTAGTTTGGGTACAGAATATCAAATGATACCCTTATACCAGTTAGAAAATTAGGGTGACCACTGTTTGAGGGAGATTTGGCAAGTGATTTTGCCCTCTTGAAAGAATCATCCCACTCCTTTTGTTCGTAAATTGGATGTCCCCAAGCATCTACGCCTATTGGAAATACTGGTTCTGTACGCATAGCATTCCTACATGCTATAATTGACTTCTCTAAGTCATAAACGTCTACGTTTGTGATTTCTACCATCTTAAGTATAGTGTTGATAATATTACATATCCTACTTTACGGTACCATGGTTCATTTATATCCAGGTCAACCGTTCGAGTCCGATTCCTTTTTATATGCAGTGCATATAGCATATTATGGGCTCGCCATTCAATAATCATACCAGCTGTAGTTCTTTTATTTATTGCAAACGTATGGAATGCTGGACTTTTATTTACTTCTTCTCTAGAACGGTTGATTATATATTCCATATCTCGGATAGATTTAATCCGATATGAGTTAGGTATTCTTGTTACTGAAGTACCTAATGAAATTGTACCGCAAGGATAATCTTTGAATGTGATTGTCATGTTCAGGGTATTTTGTACTCGGAGCGGGAATCGAACCCGCAAGGTCAATGACCGTCAGAGCTTAAATCTGATGAGTTTACCTATTTCTCCATCCGAGCCCATTTTAATCTATGTTTAGGATATACTTTAGTTATTATATGTTTAGGCTTTATTTTACCCTCTTGAACTAATTTACCATATTTTCCTGAACACTGTTTAGAACAAAAATAACCATGACCATGCCTATTACCTCTCTTCTTTCTTGAGAAGACTTTGCCACAGTACTCACATTTGAATTCTAGTGAGTTATTTCTTAAAGCATCCACCAACGAATGTTCTCTTCTGCTCAGTACTCTTAAATTACTCAAGTCATTATTAGTATAATCATTGTCTATATGGTCCACAGTTTCATAAGACTTTAAGTATCTACCTAAATGTAATTCCATAAGATATTTGGCATAAGATATACTCGTCTTCTTACCAGAAATCTTATCTACCATAACCAATCTTAACCTATGGTTATGGTCATAGGGTCCATATAATTTATAATTATCATACATAACTCAGACTCTTTACAAAAGGGGAGATGAGGTACTGTTCTTCGCTCATCTCCTAATGCTATAGCCTTCGACTTTAATTATGGGATTTTGGTATCTCGTACCAGTTTATTGCCCATTGCTAGCTGGAGGTCGTATCTCCTGTTATAACCCAGCTATAGCCCTGTACGGAAGACAGGAT